GACATAAAAGAAGTGTATTCAGAGGCAAGGGGCGCGGGATATGACGTGAAGGCTATTAAGCAGGTTGTCTCGCAGCGAAAACTCGATAGCATCGACAGGCAAGAGCAGATTTCAATGTTTGAGCTATATTGGGATAGGGTTCATTGACATGGAATCTTGGCAACGTAAGTTATTAAGCCAGGCAAGAGAGCGCCTTGAGGCCATCCCAAGCGAGAGGCTGGAGATTTGCGACCCTGCGGCAGTTGTGGAGTTGGCTTTAGTCCTGCACGATGTTCTGGAAATATTAGAGGATAAACCATAAGCATGGCCAATAAGCTAACACCCAAGCAACAGGCGTTCATTAACGAATACCTGATAGACTTGAACGCGAAGCAGGCAGCTATCCGTGCGGGGTACGACGGCAAGGCTTTACGCCAGGTAATTAAACAACGTAAACTGGACAGCCACGAGCGCACAGAAGCGCAAATGATGTTTGAACTTTTATGGGACGCGGTGCATTAAAATGGAAAATAAAGAACACGTTATAACCGAAGTTGACGAAGACAAGGTGGCAGAAGTCGCAACAGGATTAGTATTAGCTTGCGAAGATGTTGGCGCTGTAATTATATTAACGTTGCGCTACGACGGGACTATAGGGACTCACGTCGATGGCATGGACGCAGCTCTTTCTGACGCAGCCGTTGATTTATCTCACGACATCATGGAACACTTAGGGGCTGAACGTGTATCCGAATATGGGGAGACAATGCATTGAGAACCAAATGGCTAGAGGACGTCGCAGCTAAAGCGGGCGTTGTGTTAGTAGGTGTGGAATCAGGGGAAGGGGCAGTCTATGATACTGCTAAATTCGACTACCCTTGCGGGTGTCACGGGACAGACGTTGGTTTAAGCGCGTATGACGAGCAGGAATCAGCTTGGATAGTCGCGGCGATAAAGAAGTCATGGCCGGACTGCATGGAGGGTGAGAGAGTCATACCACAATCAAAAGGAGACAAGACATTGACCGATAAACCAGACTTTAAAGTGGGCGACGTTGTGGTGTTGAGGTCCGGCGGCCCTGCTATGACAGTTTCAGGACCTTTAACGGATGAATTTGATGTCAACTGCGTATGGTTCGCAGAAGATTACATTGAAAAAGCGTGTTTCCATGTATCGTCGCTAAAACTATACGATTGTCAATGCGCCGGGGAAAGTTGTCTTTGAAGCCTTACTTATGGAATGTTTATGACACATAAACTCACACCTAAACAACAAGCGTTTGTAAACGAATACCTGATTGATCTGAACGCAACACAGGCGGCAATTCGTGCTGGGTACAGTGAGAGGACAGCAAAAGAGATAGGCTGTCAGAACTTAACCAAAGTTAACATTGCCGCGGCAATCAAGGAAGCATTGGACGTAAGGGCCACAGAGACGGGCATTACAGCGCGCTGGGTGCTTGAACAGGCCGCTGACGTATACAAAGAGGCGAGAACAGCAGAAGACCGCTCAAACGCCTTAAAAGCCCTTGATACGGTTGGCAAGCATGTAGACATTCAAGCGTTTAGTGAGAAACATGAGTTAGTAGGGAAAGACGGTGCTGAGTTAGTGTTCGTCCCTGTGGGGGCTCGTGGAACAGATAAAGATTGAGTATGTCGAGAACCTTTACCCTATCTTCACCAAGCCAAAGCGTATAAAAATTATTGTTGGAGGACGTGGGTCTACTAAATCAACGGGTGTGTCAGACTATGTCGGGGCTAGAGTTTCTAAAGGTGAGCTATGGTGCTGTGCGCGTGAACACCAGAACTCGATTGAGGAATCAGTCCATAGAACAATCCTTGAAGAAATTGAGCGTTTAGGGATAGCAGGGTTTAGCGACACTAAAACAGGAATAACCCACAGTTCCGGCGGACGCATATTCTATCGAGGTTTAGCGCGTAACATAACTTCCATCAAATCTACATTATCAGGCGTTGACGGGCTATGGATTGAAGAGGGAGAGGACGTGACCGAGAATACCTTGCGTGTTCTCACTGCGTCTGTCCGGCTTAATGCAGCGGATGCAGAACGTAAAATCGCTGGCGAAGATGTAAAAATGCCTGAGATTATTATCACTATGAACAGAGGATCTAGGACGGGAGCGGTTGCGAAGCGATGGCTTGCTCGCGCTGAGTCTGAATTGACTAGATGCGGGTATTACGAAGATGATTTAATTATGGTGGTTCAAATGAATTATACCGACATGCCGCCTGCCTGGTTCCTAGCGTCTGGCCTTGAGGACGAGCGCGCAGACGATCACAACCGGTTGTCTCGTGCTGAGTATGACCATAAATGGAAAGGCGCATACTACGACGAGGTTGAAGGGTCTATCATCAAACCTGAGTGGTATGACGCCTGTCTTGATGCGCACAAACTTCCCCACCTAGAAGCCGCTTTCAAACCTCTCGGGGCTAAGATAGCCGCGCATGATCCATTTGACGGGGGCAAGGATGCAGGAGGGTATAGCTTGCGTCATGGCTCAATTATCAAGTCAGTGCAATCGATGCGTACCGGCGAAATAGATCAAGCCTGTGATTGGGCCACAGAGAACGCTATTAAAGATGGTGCCGACTGGTTCGTCTGGGATGGCGACGGCATGGGTACGGGCCTTAAACGCCAAGTACAGCTTGCTTTTAATAACATGGCGATTGAATACCACATGTTTCAAGGGTCTTTGTCAGGGGTAGGCCAAGACAACGCAAGAGATATATATATGTTCAACGAAACTCGCCGTGAGGACGCACCAAAGACGTATGCAGAGACATTCAAGAATAACAGGGCGCAATATTATATAACGTTAGCAAATAGGATGTATAACACATATCGGTGTGTCGAGCGCGGTGAGTACATGGATCCGGATAAAATGATATCATTCGATAGCGATGGGATTGAAAACGAAAGCGTGTTCCGGTCACAGATATGCAGGATACCAAGAAAGCAGAACGGCAACGGTCTTATACAGCTAATGAGCAAGGAGGACATGAAGCGTCTAGGCATTGTCTCGCCAAATGAATCTGACTCTGTTATGATGAGCATGTACACGCCAAACGTGCGCAAGAAAAAGACGAATAAACCGCCGCGTAATTTGAATTGGATGGGATAGATGAACCTCAAAGCACAAGAACACGCAATAGAACTCGGCGCAGAGATAGTTGAACTCGCCAAGGCTAAGAAGCTGACAGGCGGCCAACGCCTCAGACGCAGCGAAATCATACGTGATATGAAAGAGGGCGGCTGGACGCTTGGCGAGATTTCTCAAGTATTCGGCATGAGAGTTTCCGAAGTCATTAACGTTTAGTTTTCACACATAGGCGCTACCGTTATTAATAATTGACGAGGTGGGAACAGCTACCCCACACGCCCGGCAACGGGTAATTAGGTCTTTCGAGGCTGAAGAGATGCAGGTTGGCAACTGCCGTTGTATTTATTAGGTAGTTTTTATTTAAATCTATACTACACATTCATATAGTAGTTTACATTGACCTGCCGTTCTGTTTAGCGTAAAACGTATATAACAAATTAAAGGTGTATAATGGACAAACTTCTTCTCGAAGCCAAAGAAGCGTATCAAAACTGCGTTGATTACGAGTCAACGCAGCGGGACATGTCCAAGAAAGAGTACGATTTTGCTCGGTTGGGTGAGCAATGGCCTGAGAACGTCCGAAAGGACCGTGAGTCTAAGGGCCGTCCTTGCCTGACAATGAACAAACTGCCAGCGTTTATTCGCCAGGTAGTTAACGACGCTCGGCAGAACAAGCCATCAATCAAAGTTCACCCCGTAGACGATAATGCTGACGTAGAGACTGCAGAAGTCCTTAATGGTCTAATCCGTAACATCGAATACAGGTCCGACGCGGGCGCTGCATATGACACAGCCATTGATTGGGCTGCATCGTGCGGTATCGGTTATTTTCGGGTTAATGTCGATTTTGTATTCCAAGACGCTTTTGACAAGGATATCGTCATTGAGCGGATAATGAACCCGTTCTCTGTCTACGGTGATCCAGATAGTACGGCGGTTGATTCTTCGGACTGGAATAAGGCGTTCATAACTGAATGGGTAACAACTGAATCGTTCAAAGCAGATTACCCTAATGCAGAAGCAGTTGATTGGGATTTCTTAGGCGCTGAAGACCGTCAAGACTGGTTCGAAGAGGACCACGTTCTCATTGCTGAATATTGGAAGCGTGAAGAGGTGTCCGAAACGCTGCTGATGCTGACCGACGGCCAGATTATGCAGAAAGACGTGTATGAGAACGCCAAAGAGATATTTGACTCACTCGATATAACTATTGAGTTCGAGCGCGAGACAAAGAGCTACAAAGTCACGCAATACATAATGAACGGTCAAGAGGTTCTTGAGACTAACGACTGGGCTGGTAAGTATATTCCTATCATCCCTGTTTATGGTGAGGAAACCATAGACGATGGTAAGCGTTACCACCATGGCCTAACTTATCAATCACAAGACGCACAACGCAACTACAACTATTGGCGCACAGCATCGACTGAGCTGGTCGCGCTTGCCCCTAAAGCTCCGTGGGTTGGAGAAGCAGGGGCCTTTGATGCAGACGATAATTGGGCGACAGCGAACACTGATAATCACCAGACATTAGAATACACACCGGGCAAGATGCGGCCGATACGTGAGCCGTTCGCTGGTGTGCCGGCTGGCGCTATTAGTGAATCCATGTCGTCCAGCGACGATATGAAGGGTATTATGGGGATGCAGGACGCTAGTCTGGGCATGGCAGCTAATGAGATTAGCGGCATCGCGATACAAAGACGAAACCAAGAGGGCGACACGTCAACATTCCATTTCCAAGACAACCTTACTCGCGCCATTCGCCACGCTGGACGCATTATTGTTGACCTTATCCCTCACACGTACACCAAGGCTCGTATATTGCGGGTATTAGGTGAGGATGACGAGCCGCTTGAAATTCCAATTAACCAGCCGGTCAGCATGGAAACAGGCCAAGCTGTGGAGAAGGGTGAACAAGAGAAGCTTATAGACGGCGTAGAACGTATCTTTGACCTGACAACAGGCAAATACGATGTTGTTGTTAAAGCAGGTCCGTCGTTCACCACGAAACGCCAAGAGGCTGCAGATCAAATGATGCAGCTTATCACAGCATTCCCTCAAGCCGCGCCATACGTGGGCGACATCATAGCAAAGAATCTAGACTGGCCAGGCGCTGACGAAATTGCTACCCGCCTGAAGTCTCTACTCCCTGCGAACTTACGTGAGGACGAAGAGGACCCAATGGTTGCGCAACTTAAGCAGCAATTACAAATGGCAGAGTCACAGATTAAAACACTAATGGATATGAAGCAGCTTGAACAAGAGCGCATATCCATTGACAGAATGAACGCTGAAACTAAGCAATTCGAAGCCCAAATTAAAAAACGGGGTAGTTTGATAGATGCTTATGAGGCGGACACAGAACGCATGGAAGCCGACGTTAAAACTCAACAAGGCAACGACAAACTAGCCGTTGACTTATTGGATAAAGTTAGCAAGGCCAAGCCTACGTCTGCACCGGGACAGAATCCCGGACTTGACCCACGAAGGATATAAATAATGGAACAGATGGACAGCCAAGCACCGCTTGAATCCATAGCCCCGGTTGATGATGCGCCTGTACAGGATACCGCACCAGCACCAGAACGGCGTTTTGTAGACCCTGATGCCCCAAAAGCAGAGGCAATTGAAGTATCTACGGACCCTGATGACGATCTAGTGGCTATCGTCAACGAAGAAAGCGACGGGCAACCGGATACCGACGAGTCCGAACCTGAGCTTATGGACGTTGAGTATGAGGGTAAAACCTACAAACTCACGGCTGAAATCAAGGATGCTCTAATGCGTCAAGGCGACTACACCAAGAAGACAATGGAAGTAGCTGACCAACGCAAGGCATTCGAGGCGCAACAGACTGAATTCCAAGCGAACGTTAAAGTGCAAGAACAGTTCTTTGAAGAGGCGTCGACAGTACGCCAAATCGATGCACAGCTTGCCCAGTATGAACAAGTCGATTGGAACCAGCTTAGTTATGACGACCCTGTCGAGTTTCAACGGTTGGATTTTCAGCGCCGTCAACTCGTCGAGAACAGAACAAACACAGTCCAGCGAATGATACACGCGCAACAGGAAGTCGCTCAGAAGCAGCATCAAGAGGGTGCCAGGCTGAAAGAGGAAGGGCTCAAAGAGTTAGCGAAGGTCATACCGAACTGGAATGAAGACACAGCCAAAACCATATTTAAGTCAGGCATTGACACTTACGGTTTTAGCAAAGACGAGATGAGTAGCGTTTTAGACCCTCGAATGGTTCGAGTGTTGGACGACGCTCGTCGTTACAGAAACATCGTTGCCAAGTCAAAGAGCAACAAAGCCCCTAAGCCCGCCGAGGCTCAACCTGTCGCTTCTATCAAAGGCAAAAACGCAAAAGCAAGCGTTAACCCTGATAATTTGTCTGTTAAAGCATGGCAAGCATGGCGTGAGAAAGACCTCAAGGCAAAGGGTCGACGTTGACTGACTGGCACATTTTAGGATTAAATTGAAATGGCTAACACACTACTGACCGCGACCGCAGTTACCCGAGAGGCGCTGCGTATTCTTCACCAGAAGCTTAACTTTGTTGGCAAGACAAACCGCCAATACGATGACAGCTTTGCAAAAACAGGCGCTAAGATTGGCGACAGTCTTAAAATCCGCCTACCAAACGAGTACGTCGTTCGAACCGGCGCTGCATTGTCTGCTCAGGACACAACAGAAACATCTGTTGACCTTCAAGTCGCAACCCAAAAGGGCGTTGACTTGAACTTCACTTCTGTTGATCTGACGCTCGACATTGATGACTTCTCGGATCGTATCCTTGAGCCAGCAATGTCAGTGCTTGCCGCTAACGTCGAAGCCGACGCAATGAGCATGTTCAAAGATGTTTATAACCAAGTATCAGACGTCGGCGCATCGATTACGCTTGCTGACGTGCTTAATGGTGCCAAACAACTTACAGACAACCTCGCACCAGTTTCCGAGCGTTGCTTGAACCTTAACACGACTGACAACGTTGACCTCGTGAACGCTGTATCTGGTCTGTTCAACCCTAATACGAACGTGTCTAAGCAATACCGCGAAGGCATGGTTGCTAGCGAGTTTGTCGGTTATAAAGAAGTGTACCAAAACACACTTTGGCCGCAATTCACGTCAGGTACGGATGACGGAACAGGCAACTACCTGATTAACGGCGCGTCTCAAGCGGGCGCTTCTATTACCGTTGACACGGGCGCTGGAACGTTCACGAAAGGCGATATCATCTACATCGCTGGCGTTAACCGTGTTCACCCTGAGACTAAAGCTGACACAGGTCAGTTGCAGTCATTCGTTGTGACAGCGGCAACAGGCACAAGCGCCACGTCGATCGGCATTAGCCCGTCAATCGTGGTTTCTGGTGGGCGTCAAAACGTTGTTGGCTCACCCGCCGACGGCGCTGCGATCCAAAAGCTCGAGAGCGATAAGTCAACGGCAATCGGCGCGAGTGCTGATTACGGTATTTCTTGTGGCTTCCATAAGGACGCTTTCGCATTTGCAACAGCCGATTTGATTATGCCGGACGGTGTCGATTTCGCCGCTCGCGAAGTCATGGACGGCATTTCGATGCGGGCAGTTCGTCAGTATACGATTGCTGATGATAAATTCCCGACTCGTCTTGACATTCTGTACGGCTACAAAACGATTCGCCCACAGTTGGCTTGTCGTTACGGTTTTAACTAGGCCACACGCTGCGGGGAGGGCTTCGGCTCTCCCCAATGCTTTTAGGATAAATTATGTCTAACTACGAAAAAAGAGTGTACAAAGTAATTGACGGAAAACTCACCAAAGCTTGGGACGGCCCAAAGGATGGCTGGTTCTCGGTAAAAGCGGACGCATTCGCTGACGGCGGGCCTGACGTAGCAAAGGAAGCTGCTGAAGAGATCAAAGAATACAAGCCAGCCGGAACGCTATCTTTGAAGAACAAACGCACCAAGAAAGGTTAAATCATGGCAATCACAACCTACGCAGAATTAAAGACGGCATTAGAGACGTATACAGGACGTGCTGACAGTGGGTTTGTGGCGCTTGTCCCTGACTTTATTTCTCAAGCGGAGAACTTTATCAATCGAAAGATCAATTGGAACCCAGGCATTACGGAAGTGTCTGTTTCTTTGTCTCAAGGGTCCGATACGGCGGCATTGCCAGCGGGTTTTCTTGAGATTATCGATATGAAGTATCCTTCGAACGATTTTTTAATGGAACAACTCCCATTGTCGAAGCTCTTAGGGCTGCACGATGACAATGAGATCCGTCCTTATTATTACGCGGTAGCTGATACGTTCCGTTTTGAAGGCCCCTCAGACGCAACCTATGCATTAGACTGTAATTACTACAAGAAGTGGGATATAGCCACTGACGGGACGAACGCGCTCCTCACACAGTATGAAGACCTGTATTTAGATATGAGCCTTTGGCGCGCTTATAAATGGATGCGCAGCCCGGAAGAGGCAGCGACTAACTTCTCCACGGCTTCCGCCATCCTAGCAGACGTAAATCACACATACGGGCGCAACAAGAAGAACGCAGTTTCCACTGTTGATTCTGCCTTGCTGACGAACAACAAGAACGCGTTTAACATTTTCAACGGGTATTGATATGATTCCCTTCGCACAATACACGCCTGACCAGCCTGACTATGAAAACCAAGGCTCGGCATATATAAACAACGTGTTGCCCCGCACAGAAGCGAGCTATGCGCCCTTATCCGGCTTATCGTCTATATCTGGTGTTGTCGGGACGGGTGTTGTTCGTGGCGCTGGTTCGCTTCGAGATAACGACGGCGTTGTTTATAACTTCGCATCCGACGAAAAAGATTTCTTTCTTTTAAACACCGGAACGTGGAATAATGTTTCCGCGTCTGCTGGTGCTTACACGGTCAGTTCAGATTACCCTGTTGAATTCGTTGGATTTGGCGAGCGTTGCATAGCCATTCTAGGCTTGAGCGACGATATGCAGACGTATTTGATGGGTACAGATAGCACGTTTTCACAGTTGAATAGTGATGCACCACGAGCAAGGGTTGGCTCTGTCATTGGCGATTTTGTCATGGTGGGAAATACTTTTGACAGTACATACGGTGGCGTTCCTAACCGTGTGTGGTGGTCTGCATTCAATGACCCGACAGATTGGCCGAGCATTGGATCGTCCGACGCGGCTTCGAAGCAATCAGACTATAATGACATTGCGACAGGCAACACAGTCCAAGCCATTGTTGGTGCAATCGGCGGTACTGACGGCGCAGTTTTCTTAGAGAAAGCTATATACCGCATAGTATACGAAGGCCCGCCAACAATTTTCGGCTTTTATGAAATTGAGCGTGACAGGGGTGCGCACGCTAGGAACTCAGTTGTTAACGTGGGGACAGTAGCATTTTATCTGGACGAGTCAGGTTTCTTTGCGTTTGATGGCACAAAGTCAACGCCAATCGGTGATAGGCGCGTTGATAAGACATTCTTTGCTAACCTTAACCAGACATATATTGACAGAGTTTACGGGTCTGCTGACTCAATTAACAAGATTGTGTTCTGGGCTTATCCGTCGGTGAACTCGACGTTTGGCGAGCCTGACACGCTTATTATGTATAATTGGGCTATCGATAGGTGGTCAACGGCAGACGTATCCATGCAATACCTGACAACAGGGTTGACGCCTGGCTACACGCTCGAACAGCTGGACGGCATTAATAGCAATCTAGACTTGCTCCCATTGTCTCTGGACTCTCGATCATGGACCGGCGGCGAACGTTTACTATCAGCATTTGACACAGACGGTGACCTTGCACGATTTAGCGGAGACATTCTAGAAGCACAGCTTGAAACAACTGAGGCATCCGGCGCAGAAGGTACACGCATTCATATTAGCGGCATTAGGCCTTACGTTGACGGCGGAACAGTAACAACGCAGATCCGCTCACGCGACACACCGGGCGGCACGCCAAGTGACAGTGCATATGAGGCTGTCGGCACTGATGGAATGTCTCATTTCAACATTAGCACGAGGTACGGGCGCGCGCGCATTAAGATTGCAGCGGGCGGCACATGGACCCACGCGCAGGGCGTTGATGCTAAGACCAGACCGGACGGGGATTTGTAAATGGGCGCGCCTATTGGATACCCGACAGCTCCGCGATACCTGCCTGACAGCGACCAGCATAGACGGTTGCTTGGGGAACAGGCGCAGCGTCAAAATCAAGGCAAGACGAACAACGTCATTATCGTGACGCTCAGATCAAATGAGGCGACAACGACAATCACAGACGTTCGACTAAGCCCCGCGTCGTTCCTTGGCTTTATGCCTGAGACAGCGAACGCAGCGACGGCATTGGCAACGACATACGTTGCAGACACGAATAGACTATCCGGGTCGGTTGTTATCAACCACGCGAACAACGCCCAGACAGACAAAACATTCCGCGTGATTTTGGTAGGATAAGACAATGGACAGATACAACCAAATTTTACAGATGGCGCAAGGTTTAGGCCAAGCCAACCCACAAGGAAACCCGTACCAAGGCGGGCTTCTAGGCGGGCAAAACCCAATGCATCAACAGCAAGCGGGCGGGTTGTTTGACCTAACTCCACAACCTGCAATGCAGTTCGGCGCGAGTCCTCAAGGCGGTGGGTTGCAAGACTATTTTGCATCTCTTCAACAGCAAGGGCCACAGACGGACCCCATGGCAGAAGCCAACGCATTGCTTGCCCAACGTCAACAAGACATTCAAGCGGCACTTGCACAAGCTCCAGAACCAGCGGTGGCCGTTGCAGATAAATACGTAGGCCCGACAGAGCAGGAGCTTTGGCAAAGACGATTTAATGAAATGCAACGCGTTAGCCAGCTTCCAGAGAATCAAGGCCCGTAGAAAAGGCTTTAATTGTCCAAACTTTTTGTGTAGTATAACGTAGATAGGAATTTTATATGCCTTTGCCAATCAGACAAGTAGGCCCATTACAAGGACGAGCGCCAAATACAGGCGGCATCACTATGGGTTCGAATAACTTTGCGGCAAGCCCCGGCATGTCTACGCCAATGCAACGCGCGCCAGCTCAACAAGACAACAGCGTCAAAAACGGCATGGCTGGCCTCGATATGCTTAACGAAGCTGGCGCACTGGACCCTTTAAAGGGTTTATTCTCGTCACCAGCTCCCTTTGCCGGATCTAGCATGATGGGACCGGGCGTAGGCACGTTAAGCGCTATGGCTCCTGCTCCTGCATTAGCTCCCTTTGCCGGATCTAGCATGATTGGACCGGGCGTAGGCACGTTAAGCGCTATGGCTCCTGCATTAGCTCCCGTTGCCGGATCTAGCATGATTGGACCGGGCGTAGGCACGTTAAGCGCTATGACTGCTGGAGGGTCTTTGGCTGCTGCTGCGCCTTTGGCTGCTGGAGGGTCTTTGGCTGCTGCTGCCCCAGCATTTCTTGGGATGGGTCCATTAGGTTGGGCAGCTTTGACGGGCGTTGGCCTGTTGACTGCTTTTGGTTAAGATTACAGGAATCCCGTCTGACGAAATAGACCTTTACTGGTCGGAAGCGGAGCCAATACTAAAACGAGCGACGGACAGGGGGAAAGAGTTTTTAACAGTTGACCTATACGAGTATATTTCAAAGGGCAAAATTCAATTGTGGATAGCCTTCGACGAAGAAAAAATAAGGGCCGTTTGCACGACGCAGATTGTAACCTACCCAAGGCTTAAAGTTTGTGCAGTATTATACTTAGCGGGCAGTGGTTACAAAGATTGGATAATGTTCCAAGACTATATTGGGGCATGGGCAAAAGAAAACGGTTGCTCTCACCTTGAAGGATATTTCCGCAAGGGTTGGCTGAGAGTTCTAAAAGATTGGTCCGCAAGTTGGACATTAGCACGTAAGGAATTGTAATCATGGGCGGTTCACCAAAACAACAAGAAATTCCCGACACTCAGACAACTAAGACTGAGCCATGGGATGAACAGAAAGGCTCGTTACAGACCATATTCGGTCTACAAGCTGGCCTGACTGGTGTGCCAACTGACAACTTGCCTCAAGGCCAGCAAGACACGGCTTTGCAAGCGGGCGACTTCTCAAACGCTGCACAGCGTATGCAGTATTTCCCCGGTCAAACTTATGCGCCATTCGCAGGCGAGACTGAGGCCGCACTCCAAGGCCAAGCTGCACGGGGTTATCAAGGCTCACCAGTTAACCAAATGGCGCAAGCTCAGAACGTCGCAACCAATAGCGGACAATTTCTTGACGCGGGCAACCCCTATTTTAGCCAAATGGCAGACCGCGTTACAGAGCAGGTCATGCCGAAAGTTCAAGGACAATTTGCACAATCAGGGCGCACAAACTCAGGTCTTGCATCACGAGCATTAGGTCAGGGCTTGGGTGATTCAATCGGCGCGCTTGGATATCAGAACTATTCAGACGAACGCAAAAACCAAATGAACGCTATGCAGATGGCACCACAGCTTGCGGAAACAGATTACCATGACTTCGCGGCACTTGGTGAGGTTGGCCAAGCGCGTGAGGCCCTTAATCAACAAGGTATCAATGATGCAATCGAACGATTTAACTTTGAACAGACAGAGCCTTTCCAACGCCTTGCGATGTTTAACAACGCGGTTCAAGGCAACATGGGAGGCACGTCTATTGGCACTCAGACTTCAAGCGGTGGTGGTGGGAGTCGCCTCGGCTCAACTATTGGCAGCGGTTTGCTTGGTGCTGGCGCATTAGCGTCATTGGCTTCATAGGAGTATTTAGACATGGGCATTCTCGATGATATATTCTCTTCAAGCAATCCAGCCAAATACAAAGCTGGCTCTTACGCTAATCCGGGGCAACCTTCGCCACAACAGGGCGGCGGTCTCTTAGATTACTTTGATAAGCCTGGCCGTATGCAGACAATCTCAAGCGCTTTAATGGGCGCAGGACAAGGCATGTTGCAAGCGCCACAGAACGGCGGCCGCTTCGGGCAAGCTATGAGTGGACTTGCGGGCATGGCGGGCGGCATGGCACAGAACAAAAAGAAGGTTGAGCAAGAAGCTATGTTCGAGCAATTGGCTGGTGGCGACCCTCTCAAGTTGGCATTTTTAAAATCAAACCCAGAAGTGGGCATGAAAATGATGATGGAACAGAAGTTTGCAAAGCCGACTGCGACATTTAGCACGGTTCAAAACCCATACAAGCAAGGCGGCTATGGTCAGAAAAACTCTCTCACGGGGGAGATAATTAATTACCAAGGCGCACCAAAGGCCGCGAAACAAGGCAACCCGATTGAAGTCTTAGATATTGCTTCAGGCAAGAATGTTATGATTCGGCCAAATAATTTTGATCCGACGAAACACGGGTCTCCAAAAGACGCCGTTAAAGTTGGCAATTACGCTCAACAGGCTAAAGACGCCGGTTTAATGCCAGGCACTCCTGAATTCTACGCCTATGTTAAAGAACTACAAAAGAAAACACCTCTTATTGAGAATAAGTCAGAGACAGCCGCACAAGCAAGATTGTCAGGACGCAGAGGGGCTCTTATGGATAAATACGACGGCATTGCATCAACGCGAGATAAAGCAGCCGCAATGGGCAGGCTTGCAGCGTCTTCCCCGACTGGTTACGGCGCTGAATGGCGGCTCCTAGCGGGGAGGGTAGGCAACGCTATAGGCCTGCCCGTTGATATGAAAGAAATAACAAGTTTAGAGCAATTTAATGTTCTGCAAATGGACTTTGTTATGGACAGAATCGCAGGCACGAAAGGATCTATTTCAGAAAAAGAAATGGACGCATTCAAAGCCGCAGGTCCAAGCCTTGGAAATTCGCGTGAAGGTAACATAATTATTGCTAAAGTCATGGGTGAACAGGCTAGACGCGCTGAAGTCTTATTAGACGCTGAATTAGATGCGCTCGACTCTGGAATGACAGAAAGAGAAGCCCGAAAAGAAGTAGGAAAACTAAGAGCGGAGTTTAGAAAAACAGATTTCCTATCGGCGGAGGAAATGGCGACTATCCTCGGAACTTCGTCCTCTCCGGTTGTTGAATTCGATAAACAGTTAGAAGACGATTTAAATCTTTATGCCCCTATAGGCGCAAAATAATGGCAGATATAGAACGCCTAAAGGCAGGATTTAAGGCTGCACACGCGGCTGGTGACACTGACGCGGCAACGCGCTTTGCCAAGGCTATACGCGCATCTCAAGGGCAGAAGTTTGAAGACCAACCAACGCTAGATCAAAGAGTTGAAGGAACGTTTGGTCTTGAACCTAATATAGAAAGACCTGGTTTCCTGCCAATGCCGTCCTTTAATGAAGGCGACACTATGACAGACTTCACTGCCCCTGCATGGGTGTATGAAGCCGCGCGGGGCGTATCAATGCCTAAACAAGCACTATCTGGTGGTGATATAACAGAAGAGGACATCACGCGCGGCGCATTGGGTGCATTTGCGCCTTTTTCCTCACAGTTAAAGCCAATGCCTAAGCGAACGCCAAACAAACTAACAAGGTCCGATATTAGAGACGCACCAACGACTGATCAATTAAAAGCGGCGGGGAAGGAAAAATATAACGCGGCAAAGAAATCTAACGTTGTCATAAATTCGAATAGTTTTGACAGCATGGTTGACGGTATGGGGCCAAGTTTGAAGTCAGAAGGTTTTGCTGAAGGGCTGCATCCTAAAGCGTCTACCGCGTTAAACGAAATTGCGAAATACAAAGGCAGCGATATAGACGCGCAAGAATTAAGTATTATTCGGCGTCTCGCTAAGTCTGCTAAAAGCAGTTTAGACAAAGACGAGGTTCGCATAGGCGGGAAGATGGTAACATATATAGATGATTACCTTCGTCGCATAGGCGTTGATGATGTTGCGCCAAAAGGCCCTTGGGGCCCACGTTCCAGCGACCCTAAAAAATACATTAATACTCTTAAGGAAGGGGATGCATTATGGACCAAAGCCAACAAGTCAAAGATTATTGACGATATGATAGAAAACGCTTCAAACGCTGCGTCAGGTGAAGAAATGGGATTAAGGAATGCCGCCCGCGCTTTGCTAAAGCAGGACGTTAAAAAGAACATATTTAACAAGACTGAGCGGGACGCTTTGAAGAAAGTTGCACAAGGCACAGCAGGTGTAAATCTACTCAGAACCATTGGCAAGTTTGGCCCAACTTCAGAACAGCAATCTAAGGCTATGATGCCGTACATAGGCGGAGCGGGTGCGTATGCTCTAGGGGGTGTCCCTGGAATGCTAGCCCTTGGCGCTGGAGGTAACCTTGCTGCGCAAGCGGCTAAACAAGGGACAAAACAAGCCGCATCAACAGTTAGAGCGTTAACGTCAGGCGCAAAGCCAAGGGCGTACACCCCATCATCGTTACCATATCAAGGCTTGCTCGGAATGGGCGAAGGTGCCGCAGCTGGCGGAGCAATACCGCCTTATAGAAAAGATAGGAAGAAATAATATGGCAACCTTTTATAACTGGTCAACAACCCCTGCATCAAACGCGTCCGTCGGCAATATCGATTGGGCTGAAGGTATGGCACCGAGCCAAGTCAACAATTCAGCACGTCAAGAGATGGCAGACGTTGCGGCTTGGCGTGACTTTTTCGGCGGGGCTAAAACCACGTCAGGCACAGATACTATAACTTTGACATCCGGCATGACAATCACGGCCTATGCTTCGAACCAATTATTTGTTGCGAAATTAGGCGGTACAAATACCGGCGCAGCAACACTTAATATTGACTCGCTTGGGACTAAGGCCGTCGAAATTAATGGATCTGCAGTAACGGCTGGCGAATTAGTTGCGGGCAAGTTTTATATGTTTGTTTACGACGGCACAGCATTTCAGGCATCTAGGGTTTCAGCGGAATCTGGATTTACCAACCCTATGACGACTCAAGGGGATATGATACGCGGTGGCGGGTCTGGGGCGGCGGAGCGTGTGGCAATTGGTGCAGCTAATACTGTTTTAATATCTGATGCGACGGACGCTGATTGGTCAAAACTACCCATCGCCTCCCTTGCCAACGGCACAGACGGCGAGTTGATAACATGGGACGCTGCTGGCGCTCCTGCGGTGGTTGCAGTTGGCACGTCTGGGCAAATATTAACTTCTGGCGGTGCTGGCGTGGCTCCTACTTTTGCAACCCCTTCTGGTGGTCGAACACTATTAGCTGAGAGTTTGGCGTTCTCTGCACAGTCCGTTATTACATTCGATGGCTACTTCGCCTCAAATGACATGATCGAAATCCATTGTTTCGATATGGTCCCTGCGGCTGCTGGCGACGTTGAGTTGCGGTACGAAGTGAAGGTTGGTGGTGCTTGGGCCACAGCATCATACGCGAGTTACATGGTCAGAGGTCTAACAGCGGTTAGCTCGACTGCTGCCGCGACTGGCGTTTTAGGTTATATGCGAGGGACAAACTCAGCCCATTATATTGAGTTACCTCGCCCAGATCAGACCGTTGATAATAAGACTTTATTCTGTCACGGCGTATTCGATGATACGACTTATGTAAACACAACAGCGACTAGCCAGTACCAAGGCGCGACAGGCGCGGTAACAGGTATCCGCTTTAAGCCGGGGTCGTCTACATTCTCTGGTTCAATTCAAGTATGGGGTTCGTAACATGGCACGTACACAAATCATAATCGCTGCTGGCTCAGACCCAGTAACAGTGAACTTCACAGCGGCAGAAGAAACTGCTCAAGATGCTGTCGATGCAACGTTTGAAGATGGGGCTACTGCTAGGGCAGTGTTCGCAGAGATAGAACGCATTGAGAGTACAATGACCAAGCGCAGAGAGCGTGAGCGTGACACAGGTGACGCAACTGCTGTTGCTTGGTGGTCTGCTGCCGTTGCAGCGATAGACCTTGAGAGGGCCAAGCTCTAATGGAAGCCTTCAACGGCGAAGAGCGCCGGGTATTCGATGAGCATAGCAACGCATACATCACCCGACACCAAGCTATCGCGCTTGCCCAATCATCTGGGATCGCCGCAGCTAAAGAAGTGCTGGAGGGGTTTGGCATCTATGCGTCAACTCCAGAAGCTAAAGCGGAATACCGCAAAGACATGGAGCATGTGCGCAACCAACGCAACGCCTGTGCTTCTGTAAAATCTAAGGGTGTGTTGTGCGCGGTTGGCGTCATCACAACATCGGTACTTGCTATGGTTTGGATGGGATTCTCTGCCTTAATGAAAACTAAACTTGGCTGATGGATATAGTAGCTGACCTCAAGGCAGTTTGGCCGTTCATCATGGCGGTACTGGCTCTGGTCGTCTGGCTGGTCAGGCTGGAGAGTGTATCTAAGCAGAACTCACAGCAGGGCATGGAGAACAAGAAGGCAAGTGACGCAGCCTTTGAGAAGATCGATGCCATCAACGAGGTGCTACCCGTTATACAGAGCAAGATTTCAGTTTTCGGTTCAATGCTAAAGCCAGATAAATTAGCGGAGCATCACAGTTCGACTGCCCGATTTCAAGCTGAGACTGAGAAAGACATCGAGCGTCTGATGGACGCAGCAAAAAAGTCGGGAGATATCTGATGAGGCGTGTAAACGCTCTGTTGATCCTGTTAGTTCTCGCCGGGTGTGCAACTGCACCAGCGCCAAAAGTGTCTATGTGTAACGATGTTAAAGCGGAGTTTATTAATTGGCGGGCCGATTTATTCGCAAAAAACCCAACGGCACAAGAACGCCCGCTCGACGCAAATGAGACTGAGGTTTTTATATCTGCCTATAATGCAACGCCTCCGGTTTCACATTTAAGCGCAGCGCATATAGCGGTTTACCATGTCGAAGGTTTCCCGCAAATGCTTGTCGTTTGGCTTGATGAATCGTCTTGCGTTCAAAATACGTTAATGATTCCTGTCGAACATATGAAGAAATTACTTAAAGGATATCCAGTCTATCCGACCAATCAAAAACAGACATAGGAGAAACAAAATGCCGTTCAAACTAGACCCGAACTTACGTGAATACTCGACTGATTTACAGTGGCTTAAATATGAAGCATTAGCAGAGCATGGCACTCACCTAAAGGCTGCTGAATCGCTTGGCCTTGCTAAGTCCAACATCACAACAGCGATACTCGCGGTTAAAAAGAAAGCCGCAAGTCATGGATATTCTCCAGCCCACGGATGGCAACACCCTGTCCCGGCGGGCTTTCTTGTCAAAGCGACAAGCACATTAAGAGATGCACAGACGGGCGAGGCAAAACTTGTCTGGGAAAAGACTGAGCGCGACAAAGAAGAACTTGAAATTGCAATGCATGAGGCAATTGAAGCCCTATGCGACGATATAAAGCCATTACCTGCAATACAACGGCCTAAACAGGCAGATACCGACATGCTGTCAATTTATCCGGTCGGAGATCATCATATTGGCATGCTCGCATGGGATGAAGAAACGACTGACAATTATGACACTGGGAAAGCCGAGCATTTATTGCATGGCGCTATGGACTATCTCGTCGATGCAGCACCAAAATCAGGCGAGGCGTTAATCATCTTATTGGGTGATTTCCTGCACTATGATTCATACGTTCCGGTCACCGAAAAATCTAAAAACATCCTTGATGCAGACACGCGTTACCCTCGAATAGTCAGGGCTGCAATGAGAGCAACCCGTCACGCCGTTTCAAGGGCCTGTGAGAAGCACGACAAGGTGAGGGTAATAGTTGTGGCCGGAAACCATGACGCGTCCTCTATGGTGTTCTTACGGGAAGCTATGCATTGCCTTTACGAAGAAAACCCGCGTGTCGAAGTGGACCGTTCACCAAAGTTATTTCATTACCATCAATTCGGGCAGACATTAATAGGCGCGCACCACGGCGACAAAGTAAAGATGGCGGACCTACCCTTGTTGATGGCGACAGACCAGCCTGTATCATGGGGAGAAACAAAACATCGATATATTTATATCGGCCACGTTCACCACGATTCAGTCAAGGACTTTAATGGAGCCAAAGTTGAATCATTGCGTATTCTTGCGCCTGGAGATGCATACGCATACGGGGCAGGATACAGAACGCCGCGCGACATGAAGCGCATTGATATTCATTCAGAGTTTGGCGAAGTCGGACGGCAAACCGTCACCCCGGACATGATAGGGTGATTTATGAGCATTACACGGATGTTCCAAGCTCGGCTTGGCCCTCGGATTTCTTTTCGCCGCGTGAGATTGCGTGTAAGGGAACGGGCGAAATACTCATCAACGTTCCGGCTCTACAGGCGTTGGATGAATTCCGTCGTATTATCGGTGTGCCGTTTTCCCCGAATAGCGCTTATCGTTCTGCATATCATAATGCGCGTATTGGCGGTGCGCCTCTCTCTCAGCATCGCCTCGGCACGGCTTTCGATATCCCGCTATCTATCGGGACGAAAGAAGAAATCGAACGTATTGGACGGGCCGTGGGGTTTCGGGGGTTTGGATTGAAATACAATACATTCGTGCATATTGACATGGGTAGAGCGAGAACCTGGTGATGATGGATTTAATTACGTCTGCTCTGTTTGGTGCTGGCACTGGTGGCATCGGTCTTTTGTTCGGATTCGTGACAAAGGCGTTCACATGGTACGCAGAAGCCAAAGAGAAAGACGCGGAACATAAACGCGTTTTAGAGCTGACACGGCTTAACTCGGAGATCAGAGATAAAGAATTTGAGAATGAACGTGAGATTGCTTTGGATCAAGCCGCCGTTCAGCTTCGTAATGCGTCGTATGCACATGATAGCAACACGGGCAAAGCCTCACAGTGGGTTATTGATACGCTTCGGATGGTTCGCCCTTCTGTTACAGGCATTCTTATCATTCTGCTCGGAATCATTTATTTCACAATAGCGGATCTAGGTTCAAAGGCAGAGATTGTCAGTTCCGTAATTTACATGGCCACATCGTCAGTGACTTGGTGGTTTGGTGACAGAATGACTCAAAGGAAAAAATAATGACCGACAATATCATAGAATTCCCGCTTGATATTCATGGCGACATTCCGACGGATAAAGTAGTCGAGGCTGCACTAGGCCAAGACCTTGAGAGCGTTCTTGTGCTTGGGTGGCTTAACGATGGCGTCATGTATATGTCAGGGTCTAGCGCGAACGTGCTTGAAGTTATCGCGACTCTGGACCTTGCCAAGGCCGCCCTGCTCAAGGACATGTTAAATGAAGGAGAATTCTAGTGATTGCTTTATGTGCCGCAATATTAATTGGTGCGCTAGGGAGCGCCGCCCGTTACGCACAGGGGAATGGTCATGCGGGGCCGGGCCGGTGGAGTCTGTTCTTGATATGTGCAATCGCTGCATGGTACGGGCTTCAACCCCAGAACCTACTTGATATAGCCCTTGCATGGGCGTGTGCCGCATTCGCAACGTTAAATAGGAACAGCGCGATAACCTTTCTCCATCGATAGTTCATGTCTCAGTCTCCTTTGTTGTGGGTTAGCTTTTCTTTACTTTGTTTAAACGTTCAACAGTGCAAGTTTAGCTTTTTCAAGTAGCCACATAACATCGCCACCATCTGCAAAGCTTGATGCAAAATATAGTTCTCCGTCCTTGTCCCATCCCAAGACCACAACCCTTTCACTGATATCCTCTTTCGCGGCATCCAAGACACGATCCACAGGTAAGTCTAGGCGGGTGATATTCCCAAGTGGTATAACGTTATCATTCTCCATTTATCTTCTCCTTTCCATGCCCACGAGGGGCTCCCTTACGAAATTGCGCGCCGGACTAATTCTGGCGCTGATACTTGTAGTGCCGCCGCAATGCTGACTATGGTTTCCAACGTCGGGTTTTTGCTCCTGCCATCTTCCAATTCCCAAACCTGTGTTTTTGATATCCCTGCACGATCTCCGACCTGTTGAAGAGATAGACCGAGTTCCGACCTTCGCTGTTTGATAATGTTGGCTAAAGCCATGACCAGTTCTCGCTCCTTACTTAAGTCCACATTTCGCGCTTTTCGCGCACGTAATTCTCAATATCCAAAAGGTTGATCTTTAACTCTTCGTCGGTGCGATCTGGATCGACGTGTAGCTGATCCAGCGCGTCTAAGACCTCTTGCATTAGCTCGTCCACTTACGTAGCTGTATCTAGATGTGCATGCTTGTTCAGCCATCCGATCAGGTCAGATTTCCTTTGCGGTACGTCGTGTGGGTAGAGTGTACAGCTCTCATCTTTATGTACTTTCGCAATGCTTTTAGCTTCTCGCTTAGTACCCGACCACCTATTGAGTGCACCGACCGTATGATTAAACCACGTCACTTCATAAACTCGCATTACAAAACCCTCCTTTGTGCGATATCGTAATCGCGATATCGGCCTTGCTTTATTGGCCCAAAATCACCGGCTCTAAAAACCGTATCATGTTTGCTGGTGGTGTTTCAACTGCACCATCGCGCTATACCCTCCTTTAATCTAACGGCTTCCAATGTGTGACGCACTGCGCCGAAAGTTCAGCGTCAAGTGACGGCTTTGGATCACGACTGGCTAGGTATTCTACGTTAAGCGTTGCGCCGTTCTCGCCTTGAGAAAACCACCCGATACCAAAGCGCCCGTCTGAAGTTTTTATAAGAACATCATATCGATGCGTCGGCGGCTTAGTCTGCCAAAGATGGTTTTCCATTTCCTCCCGCGCGAGAAAGTGCGCTTCCTTAATATGATCGGAAATAATCACATCGTCGCTAGGGGATAACTGCGTGATAGTCGTGCTTAGGATGCTGTAGATTTTTTCTATTCTGTTCATTTTGTTACTCGCTCCTTAAATGTTCAGTTCTTCGCGGGCCGTATCCAATCCAAAGTGCCACTATGTTTAATATTTCCATTAGCTTTCGCCTTTAGGTAATTCGGACGGCGGTTGTGCTTCGCTCAGAAGGGTTAAGATTTTATCCGCCATTAGGGTATACGAACTCTCAGCACGCTCAGTACTCCTCTCAGCACACGCAGCACTCGCAGCACTCGCAGCACTCCTCTCAGCACTCCTCGCAGCATTCATAGCACTCCTCGCAGTACTCCACGCAGCACTCTCAGCACTCCTCGCAGCACTCCCAGCACTCCTCGCAGCACTCGCAGCACTCTCAGCACTCCTCGCAGCACTCTCAGCACTCTCAGCAGCACTCTCAGCACTCTCAGCAGCACTCTCAGCACTCTCAGCAGCACTC